AAAAAGACAATCCTTAAAAATCATCCACTTGTTGAGGATGCGGACGCAGAATTAAAACAGTTAGAAAAAGAAGCACAGGAAGCACAAGAGAAAGCAGATGCTTATGTTGGAGCTTTTAATTCAAAAGGTGAGGAGAAAATTAATGAAGCAAACAGTGATGATTCTGGGGACGGAATATCAAATAGAAATACATAAATGGTCAGAGGACAAAGCATTAAGCCAAAATTCGTGGGCTGGTTACTGTTGTAGTGAAATTCCACTGATCGTTATAGCAGATTTAGATGATGAAGAGCATTTTTGGTTTCACAATGACGAAGAAAAAGATGCGTATTTTAAGAGTTGTTTGCGCCATGAAATTATTCATGCATTTTTGAATGAAAGTGGATTGAAAGATAATTTTGAGCATACTTCGCACGCAGGGCATGAAGAAACGATGGTTGATTGGATAGCAATTCAGTTTCCGAAGATTGCAACAGTATATAAAGAGTTGGGAATTTTATGAAATGAGGTGATTGCATGGAAAAGCGGACAAGTGAATATTGGCAGGAACGTTTCCAGCAGTTGGAAGAAGCGCAGCATGACACATCCGTTCAGACCATGCAGAGTATCGAGCAGGAGTTCCGGCGTACGGAACAAGTATTAGACGGAAAAATTAATGCTTGGTATCAGAGATTTGCATCCAATAACAAAATTTCAATGATAGAGGCAAGGAGATTGCTCAACAGCGATGAGCTGGAAGAGTTTAAGTGGGATGTACAGGATTATATTAAATATGGAGAAGAAAACGGTATCAATCAGCAGTGGATGAAAGAACTTGAGAATGCTTCGGCAAAGGTACATATCAGCAGATTGGAGGCACTTAAGTTACAGACACAGCAGGAATTTGAAAAATTGTACGGAAATTATCATGATTCCATAGATGAGCATATTACAAATCTTTATACATCTGGATATTATCACACAGCATTTGAAGTACAACGAGGTATGGGTGTTGGCTGGCAGATGCAGAATTTTAATTCAGAGAAAGTCAGTGATATTATACATAAACCGTGGGCTGTTGATGGACGTAACTTTTCAGATCGTGTTTGGACGGACAAAACAAGACTAATTAACAGTATGCATGATTCTTTAACTCGAATGTGTATTACAGGGGAATCACCGGATAGAGCTATACAGGAAATATCCAAGAACATGAAAGTGAGCAGGTCACAGGCTGCGAGGATTGTCCAGACGGAATCGGCGGCTTTTTCTGCCAAGGCACAGGAATCATGTTTTTCTGATCTTGGTGTGGAAGAGTTTCAAGTGGTTGAGACCTTAGATAGCAATACGTGCGATACATGTGGAGAGATGGATGGAAAACATTTTCAAATGAAAGATTATAAGATTGGTGTTACCGTACCGCCATTTCATCCGAATTGCCGTGGCTGTACATGCCCTTATTTTGATGATGAATTTGACAGTGTGGGCGAACGTGCTGCCCGTGGCGAGGATGGAAAGACTTACTATGTGCCGGCAGATACAACGTTTGAGGAGTGGAAAAAATCGTTTGTTAATGGTGATGCGGACTTTGTGTC